TGCATCTGGAAGGTCAGCGGCGGGTTGGTGCGGGCGCCGTAAAGCGTTTCCGTCTCGCCAACCGGGGTGTCGAAATCGGTGGCGTCGGTCTCGCGCGGCGTGCCGCCCGTGTACGAGGCCGTGGTGACGCCGGGGATCACTTCCCAATCGGGCGTTTCGGTCGTCGAAGTGTCGATCTCGACCTTCACAGCGCCTTGGACAAGAGTTGCCATTGCTCAGCTCCTTTGCAGGCATGGAAAAGGCCGCGCACAGCCTGCCCTGGGCGCGTTGGGGATGACCGGCTGGGCCGGGGTTCAGGTGTTGCGGAGATCCAGCCGGATCGTGACGCGGCGGCCGGTGTAGGCCTCGTCCGAGGTCGGGGCCTGGACCGGGCCGGTGACGCGGGCCACGTCGCACTTGCCGCCGGTTACGACCAGCTCGCCGGGGCGGTTGTGGAAGAGGTCGCGGACCTGCCGCATCAGTGTGTCCAGCTGAGCCGCTGAGCCGGTCCGGCGCTGATAGCCGCGCACGTCCTGCACGATCAGGCGGCCGGTCTCGGTGAAGGTCTCCATCGCTACGTCAGAGGTCGGCACGGCGATGATGAGGAACGGCCTCGACGGCTTGGGCTCCTGGTCGAGGAAGTCGTCAGGCGCCGTCTCGTTGAAGATGGCCGGGACGTTGTTCCAAGTCGCCAGCGACGGGGCGACGGCGGCGAGGCGGGCGAAGATCGTCGCGGTGGAGTTCAATCCTTCGCTCCCTCGATGAACGCCTTGATCAGTTCGGCCCCGTTTTCATTGGCCGGGACATCCATGAACGGGCGAGCCTCGATACGCTCTGTGCCGCCATGAAGTGCGAGGGCGTATTTGGCGGCGGCAGTGATGGTGGCCACCTTGTCGCCCCCGTCGTCTCGGATTTCGGGATCGGCGTTCGTGTTTGCGATGAGGTTGCCCAGGTCCCGTGCCGGAGGAGAGCCCGGCTCAGAGGCTTGGTGCTTTCCGTACATCCGGCCGTTGCCGGGACGGCTCAACACGTCTTCCTTCAAAATGCGCTCGAATTCCCCGGAGGCCGACCGAAGGCCCCCCTCAGCGGCCTTATCAGTGAGGCGATCCCAAGCCCCGGTATCCCGCGTGAACTTGACCATCAGCGGGCCTGCAGCTTGTAGAGGGCGCTGGCCGGGTCACCGGTCTTTGCGATCACGTCGAAGGTGCGCATAGCGCCCCCGTTAGACGGGTCTGGCGCGGTGATCTTGTGCCCCTTGGCTGGGACCACCCCAGCAGGCAGGCTGCCGCCCAGAACCAGCACCTGCCGATCCATGGCCGGGATGCCCAAGCTGATGCGGCGATAGTCGCTGTAGTCGGTCACCAATGCCTTGCATTCATGCGTCACCGGAGCGCCTGGTATCCACCCGCCTTGGCCATCGGAGGTCGCCTCGCCCGGCACGGTCAGGACGCCGTCTTCGAAATCCTCCGCGAAGTCCTCATGGGCGGCTTCGGCTTCACCGGTGATGATGCTCATGCCGCCCTCTTGATCGAAATGCTCTCGTCGCAGCGGCAGGCCACGATCTCGTCGGCTCCGGCCCCGAGAGAAGCGTCCCCCGGATACATCATCAGGGCGCCGCTCGGGCTCTGGAACGGCAGCGTCAGGCCGCGCACCGTCTGGCCGCCCATGGCGTCGTGGGTGTCCCTGACACGGCGATCCCCGGCGTTGTGCCAGGCCCGTTCGATCTCGGCTTCGGTTACGCGGCCGCTGTCGACCAGTTGCTGATAGGCTTCCTTCTTGGCCGCCCGGATGGCGGGGATGCCCTCGGTTCGCGCGATGATCTCACCACGCAGTTGCAGGAGCCGACGCTCATAGGCGGTGATGGCCTTGGCGGCGATCTCAGGATCGACCGCACGACCCTCGCGGATCGCCTTCGTGATGGAGCGGTCGAAGCGACGATCCCGGCGCCCCCGCGTCAGATAGTGTTTCAGCAGCTTCGGATCGGCCGACGCCAGTTCAGCGCGCGCCGTGGCGACATAGGCCCGCTGTGGGGTCGAGAGCCCCATGAGGCCACCCTCTCGCTTCCCGGTTACTCGGCTGATGCGTCCAACCAGATCAAGCCCCACGGCCCGAGGATGAGCGCCGCGCGCCATGCCCTCGGCGATGAACTGCCGGGCCTGTTCGCGTTCGGTCTCCAACAGGCCGGTGATGAGGCGCCCGACCGTCGTGCGGATGATGGCGGCGGCGCGCTGGTTGCCGGGGTCGAAGCGGAACCCGACCGCGACGCTTGCGGGCATTGACGACGTCGCCGCCTGCCCTCCGGCGATGAAGGCCTCGTTGATCTTGGCTTCCAGGGCGTGGAAGGCGGCGCGGTCGAGGTGCAGCGCCTCCATGGCGCCGTTCAGGTCGCCCTGATCAATCGCGGCCACAAGCCGTTGAAACTCGACGCCAGACTTCAGATCGGCGACGACGACCATGAAGGCCTCAGCGACCTCCGGGCCGAACTTCGCCGCCAGCTCCGCGAAGAGCTGTCGTTGCGTCGGGCGTCTGGCCATGGGTTGTTAGGGCTTGAGTGCCCTGGCGTGGCGCGCGGCCTCCGCCATGAGGTCGAGGTAGGATTCAGCCTGGGCCATCGCGACCTCGCGGATTTTCTGTTGCCGTTCGAGCGGGGCGTCTACGAGGATCGCCTGCTGGAGTGCGTCAGCCGACGAGATGATGTCCTGAAGCGTCTCCGTGGCCAGCGCCATCGGCATCTTGTGCGCGTTCAGGCGCGGATCATCTGCGTCGATGCGGCGGGTCACGATCTGGACAGTCGCACAGGTCATCGGTTCAGCCAACTGCCCAGAGGCCGAGGCCGGCCACAGCGTCGATCGGACGAAGGAACGGAGCGAGATAGCCTTCAACCGATGAGAGACGCACCGTTGCGTCTGCCACCGCGTCGCCGCTGCCCTCGAAATACTCCTTCTCGATGACGTCGATCTTCTTGCGCTTCAGGGCGCCGCCAGCGGTCGCGCTGATGACCATCTTGCCCGGGTTCTGCGCCTCATACAGCGCCGCCGCATAAGACGCGTTTGCCAAAGCGGTCAGAAGCGGATCGACGGTCTGATCGCCTATCAGGCGAGGGCCATAAAGCCCGTCGATGTAGTCGGTCGCCCGTTGGAGAAGAATGGCCGCGCTGGGCGCACCGTTCGGCAGTTGGTAGCCGCGCACGGAGAGCCACTCGTCGAAGCCTTCTGGCGTTCCATGCACGGCCATCGCGGTTACGCCTTGGCCTGGTCGGCGACGAAGGCGGCCTTGTCATCGTCCGACATGGCGTTGAAGGCGTCGGCATCCACCTTCGACAGGCCGCTCAGCAGGACGGTCTCGCCCTGGGTGATGTTGAACTTGCCGCCGCCGTGATGCTCGGCCTTCAGGTCGCCCTTGGCGTCGCCGCCGGCAGGGTTCGTGACCGTCTTCTTGCCCTTGGCGTCGCCGCCGGAGATGGTCTCGTACCGGCCAGCCCAGCCGGTCGGCTCAGCCTTCACCGTCAGTTCAGTACCGACCGGGATTTCCTTGCCGTCAGCGCCGTAGATGCCGCCGGCGGTGATCTTGATCCGGGTGTCGCTCATGGCGATCTCCTTCCATCAGGAGGAAGGGCCAAGGCCGGAGCCCTGGCCCCGCCACCTTAGTTGATGACCGTCGAGGCGAAGACGCCCGACTTGCCGTTGTAGTCGCCGCGCACCTCGATCCCGAGCGCACCCATGACCAGGAACTGGTAGTTGTCGGTCGGGTTCAGGCGGGTGATCGCCGTGGTGTTGACCGCCATGCCGACCAGCGGGCGGACGAACCGAGCGTTCGGCACGAAGCCGAAGAACTGGTTGCCCGACAGCTTGTGCGTCACCTCGATCTTGGCGATGCGGCGGTTGCGAGCGACGAACTCGCGCACCGTGCCCTGCTTGAAGCCTTCGGCGCTCGAGTACGATCGATCCCAGGCCCGGGCGATCTCCGGGGAGATGTAGAGGTTCACCGCCTCGGTGATCAGGTTGGCGTCCAGCATGGCGCCGAACGGCCCCACGAAGAACGCTTCCAGTTCATCCGGCGTGGCCGTGGTCAGGTCGATGTTTGCCCCGCCGGCGGCCGACCCCAGATTGATGAGCTTGGTCAGGGACGAGTTGCGCAGGCCATAGGCGGAGTAGCCCTGGAACTTGATCTTGGCGTCGCCGTCCAGGATGTAGTCGGCCATGTCGCGGTTGATCTTGTCCAGCGCGCCTTCCTGGTCATCGGCCAGGGCGTCGAAGTTCGCGGACTGAAGGGTGTTCCACTCCCGCCATTCGCGACCGTAGCCGTCCGAGAAGATCGGCACGACCGTCCCGCGGTAGTCATAGACGGTCTTGTCCATGGCCGCCGGGACCTGACCGGACAGCGAGCGGTTCACCGGGTTGTTGGTGTCCGAGGCGACGCGGGTCAGGTGCGCCATGGTGCCGATGTTCACCGGCTTGGCCAGGGCCATCAGGTCGCGCATGAAGGGCTGGCCACCGTCGTCCCGCATGACGCGGGTGGTGATGGTGTCCAGCTCCAGCCAGGCGTCGCGCGGCAGAACGGCCGAGGCGTTCATCACGCCGGCCATCTCGCCATAGAGCGAAGCGTGCTGGTCCTCCACACGGTGGAAGTGCTCGCGCGCCACGCTCAGTTCGCCCCACCACTGCTGGTGAGGGCGCGAGTTGGCGACGAGCTGTTCGTCGAAGTAGCGCATCGTCAGCCCTCCTTAGGCGACGGCCGCGTTGCGACGAGCCACGCGCGCACGCACGAGCTGGTCGGAACCGGTGTTGTTGTTGAAGGCCTCTTCGGCGACGACGCAGACGTTCTGACCGGTCGTGGCCAGGACGAACTTGCCCGCCGCGTTGGTGGTCAGCTTGGCGCCGCGCGCGACGTTGGTGCCGGTGGGGACGCGGACGTTGAAGAACTGCTCGTCCAGCGCCTCCATGCCGATGACGGTGTCGCCGGCGGGCCAGGCGTCATCCACGCCCTTGAGGGCGAGGTAGTTGTCCTGGGCGATGTAGAACTTTTCGCCCGTATTGGCGCCCGCCTGGGCGAAGTTGGCGCCCGACTCCACCAGAGCGGTGCCCGGCAGGATCGCGGCGGCGCAGATGCGCTCCTGAACTTGCGGGGTCGGCTCGGTGACGGGGCCGGCGTAGATCTTGTTGAAACGCGCCATGGGATCAGCCCTCCGCCTTGGGCAGCTTGAACGCAGGCTTGGCGTCCGAGCCGGGCAGCTTGAAGCCGGTGTTGGCCAGCGGGGCGGCCTGCTTGGGTTCGGCCTGCTTGGCCAGGGCGCGGGCGGCGTTGAGCGTCAGCTCCTTGGCCGCGTCCTCGTCCATGAGGTTGGCCTTGACGATCTTCTCGCGAAGACCGGTCAGCTCTTCGTCGTCCTTGGCCTTCTGGCTGTTGGCCAAGGCCTCGTTGGCTTCGGTCAGCGGCTTGATAGCCGCGGCGACCGCGTTGCCGATGGCGGTGGACAGCGACGCCGCCAGCGCATCGGGCTTCAGGCTCTCCGAGAGGGTCTTCACCTCGCCGGACAGCGCATCGAACTGCTCTTTCGAGACAGACATGTCAGCTTCCTTGTTTTGCTGTTCAGAGGGTTCCCGCTCGGAGCCCGATAGGGCCTCGATGAGGGCTGCTTTCACTCGCTCCATCAGGGAGGCCTTGCGGCTTTTCTCGATGGCGCGGACGGCGCTTTCGACCGCCCATCCAAGTTCGCGGTCCGCTTCCTCTTGGAAGACGGAGTTCACGACCTGGATCTCTTTGCCCGCCGAGTTGACCATCATGCCGACGCCCTGATCCGGGGTGGCCGCACCTTCCTCGTCCAAGAGGATGGCGTCGTGGTCGAACTCGATGTCGCGGGCTTCGAACTTGTGAGGGACAGCGCCATTGGCGGCATCCAGCATGGCCAGCAGGCCGGTGGAGGTATGGACGGGCTCGCCCTTCTCGATGGCGTTGATGACGCGCTTGCCGGCCTCGGTGCGGTTGGCGACCTCGACGTCGATCACCTTGTCCAGCAGGACGCGCCCGTCTTCCTGGCGGACGTTCTC